TAGGAGTCGACGGGCATTCCCCATTCACGAGCAGCGCGACGAATCTTGTCGTTTGGAACGAGCTTCGGCTTCCGCTCTTTCCCGGGAGGGGCACTGCTCCGGACGGCAGGTGTGGGAGGAACGGAAGCCGGAGCAGCCTTGGGGCCTTTAGCCCGAAGAGCGTCGGCTTCAGCCAGGACGGAGGCTCTGCGGTTTGCCTCGGCGGTGTCCGCGTCAGCCTGCTCCTTGGCTTCACGAGCTTCCTTCTCCTTGTCCGTTTCTTCGACCTTCACGACAGGCTTCGTGAGAAGCGCCTTCTCAAACTCCGGGTCTGCTGCACGGAGTTGCACGTAGACCATCCAGTGGATCCCCTTCGCCATCTGCTGAGAGGGCTGCATCCCGGAGACGATGCGACGAATCTGCTCGGAGTACTTCGTGAAGTCCTCTTCGCCGACTTTCGCCCTGAACTCTGCTTCGTCATCGCTTCGAAATCGATTGGCCGTTAGTAATGTTGCCGCATCGACTCGTCCCGCTGCCGCCCGTTCCAATGCAGCGTCAGGGGAGAGCTTCTCGCCAGGAGGCGTCTTCGATCGCTCCGTCTCCGGGATCGCGTCTTCGAGCGTCTGAGCGTATTGCATGATCGTGGAGACGTGACGCCCAGCAAAACGTCCCTCGAGAATGTACCCGTCCTTGTCAATCACTGGTTTGTCTGATGGCATGATGTCCTCCCGGTTCTCACCGGCCGCTAGTAGCCTGTTAGTGCTGTGCGACCTGACTCCCTAGTGCGCACGTCAGGAATAATGAGCTTTTCCAATACCGCTATGAGTCTAGAAAGGTATTGGACCTCCCCCTGGCGACGCAGGAGGGGGAGATACTCCACTTCCACCTCCATTCGGTGCAGGGAGAGCTGCCGCTCCTCCTGGAGCCTGTCCTGGACCTGCCGGAGAACTGCCGGGGACAGATCCTCCCATTTGGGGTTGGCCATTCGAAGCTCCTGGAAGTTGAGACATTGCTTGGAGGGCGGAGAGAATGGACGGGACGACCTCGTCGATGTTTTCGATGGAGAAGCGTTCGACCATGCGCCGGACGATGTTCATCGACGCGTTGACGACGGCAACTGCTGCCATCTTCATCGGGGGAGGGAATCCAGGATTCATGATCAGGCCCATTGCCTGCATGAACCGGGAGTAGTACTCGTTCAGCATCTGGAAGAGCAGCTGGAAGGACTGGATCTCGGCTTCTCGGTTGATCTGTTCGGACGTGAGCCGGATTGAAAGTCCTATCGACAAGCGTGGGTCTTCCTGGGGCCACACGATCACGGAACCATCGGGGAGAGGCGTGCCCTGCGGTCGAAACTGCTGCTCTTGCTGTATTGTGAGGTACAGCAGTTCTTCGATCTGTGAGCGCATCTCGTCGATGGACACGTTGAACCGCATGTTGCCCTGACCAATCAGGGCAGTTGTTCCGGTTGCAGTGGCACGGGATCCAACGACCGTGGATTCGATTCCAAGGTTGTAGTCGGAGACGGCACTGCGGATCTGCTGGAGACGTCCAGCGAACTCGACGACCTGTTGAAGGGCGCCGCTTGGCTCTGAGAGGTGGATCACACGGGTCTTGTCCGGCTGGTCAGAGATGACGAGCTTGCCGGGGTGGATCTCGGGGTCTCTCGCAAGGGAGGATTCCGGATCCGTCACGATGATGCCACAGTTTGCGGCTGTCGCAGCGTCAACGACTTGGTTCATCGCGGTACTGGCGATTTCCTGGAACTGGAGGACTTGTTCCGTGACGCCCATGCCACGGACTTCGTGCGGCTGGACAAGGAACGGAATCTTGACGAGGTGACGGAACTTCCCGAAGTAGGGGTTGTAGATTTTCCGGACGAACTTCATCGCGTCGAGGCTGTAGACGAGAATGACTTCTTCGTAGACGGGTTCGTCAAGGCCATCCTGGGGAATCGGGAAGCGGCCTCGAATCTGGTAGAGTTCGTAGGTACGTTCGATTCCACCTGTGATTCCCTGAGCTTCCTGGACCACCTTGTACCGCTTGTCGTCACGCTCCTTATGGTGGACTTTCAGCTCGTCGATCTGTTCGAAGACTTCCGCCTTCTGGAATTCGACGAGTTCGTCCCACGTGTAGATGTGACGAGTCGCGAACCAGGGAAGGGCGTGCCAATCGTCGTAGCCCTGCGGCATGATCACGGAGTCGGCAGGGATCGTGAAGAAGCGGACACCTGTGTAGGACGGGACCGTCTTCTCGACTACGTTGCCGTCAGCGTCGTAGGAGTGCCAGATGCGAGTTTCTTCAACCCAACGGGGTTCGACGTAGGCGTCACCGTCCTGTGCGTTGTCGTGGAAGACTTCACGGAGGCGGTCTCGGGCCCCAGAGTTCGCGATGAACGTGTTGATCCAGAGACGGATTTGACGTTCGTAGGGCTCCCATGCACGAGAGTGGATCTGGACTTCCGCAAAGTCAGGGGCCCCGAAGATCATGGCCATTTCTTTCGCGACGATCGCGTCTACGGCGACACCGACGTGCGGAATGACGATGTTGGAAGCGCCATCCCAGGGGAAGGTCTTCGTCGTCTGTTCGGGGAGAGCCTTGTATGCCCGTTTGAATTTTGCAAGACGGTCTTCGAAGGAGTGGTGAACGTCCAGAGCCCGGCGCAGGTGCCAGTCCACGTGCATCTTGAACTTGGCTTCTTGAGCCTCGTCGAGTTCGATGTGGCGTTGGACGATGGGCATACGTGCTACTTCGGACGTCCTTCAAAGAGACGGGCAACGCTGTGGGAGGACCCTCCCGACACCTTGTGCGTGTTTAGTATGGACGACGCGTGACCGGGACCTGTCGGTCGTCGCGATCCCGCTTCTCCGGCCCTTCTCGGCGCGATCCGGTCGGCTTTCGCCCGGCCTTTCCCCGCTTCGGCCTCTTTCCCAACTTTCGAGACATCGTGCTTCCGGACATGGCCTGTCTCCTTCTTGACGGCGGAGGTGACTGCGTCATGTAGGGCGTCTTTCTCGGCAAGGTGACGGGGTTTGCCGAGCGACGCCTTACGCTCCGCGATCTTCTCTTCGATGAACTTTGACGGCTTCTTCTTCATACTGTCCTATCTCTCAATAGCCGGTGACAGTGCTACGGGTGGCGAGACGTCGGGACTGATCAACGGAGTGCTGACGCTTGTTGATGGAGCCGCCAGCCATCATTTCAGTGCCGAGGAGGTCGAGACAGGCTGCTCCGGCGTCAAGGAGGTCCTTCGTCCCGAAAGTCGGAAAGCCTTTCATTTCCTCGTGAAAGTCACGGAGGCCACGACGGACAAAGAAGTCGTGGGACTCGACGTAGGGGATCAGGGTACGGATCCGATAGTCTTTGTCACCGACCGGAGTTTGATCCGTCACAGGGAACTTGTGACCGATGCGAATTTGTTCCTTGTAGAGCGGGAATTTTAGTGTCCGGGAGAAGTTGACGGCCTCGATTCCTGCCTTATGGCACTGCCACCGCTGGTGGAGACCGATGAACTTCCCGTACAAGAATGCTGGGTTTCGACGCTCTGCAAACGCGTCAAGGATGAAGACGCGGGACCGGGAGTCTTGTCCTGCGACAACCATCGCGTTGCGGCTGTTCCGTTTGATGTCACGTTCACCAGAGGCAGGATCCCACATCAAGACCCGTTTCAGTGTATCGAAGTCCAGCGTCTCGATTTCCCCGTTGTGGTGCTCGATGACGAGATCGCCGTCTTGGTTGAGGCGGAACCACCCGATGTCCGTGTCTCGGAACTCAGCCAGAGCCGGGTCTTTCGGGTTGTTCTGGTAGAGCATCGAGAACATGAACTGCCCCTGCTTCTTGCGGAGGCGGGAGCAGCTCTCTTCTGGGAAGAGACGCGGGAAGAAGAAGTACTTTTTGTCGGGGTCTGGAGCGTGGATGTCAGGATCCATGTTCCAGATGGCCGGGCGTTGCGACTCTTCCGACTCACGGAGATCACGTTCCAGATCTTCCCGGGTCCAGAGAAGGGGACGGACGAAGAATTCGTAGGTGTCCGATTCCTTCGCAATGATGTCACTGTACAAGTCGTCCACGCCCCAACGCGTCCCGATGAGCAGGTCGAAGGCGTTCTGCTCATCAACGAAGAGTGCCTCGGCGCTACGGTAGTATTCCTTCACGCGGTTCCGAACGGCGGGACTCATCATCGCTGCGAGGTCTTCGAGATCGTCTTTGATCTGGACGGTGTAGTGACGTGATACGATATGAGTGTCCACCCCGGCAGCCTCAATTGTATCTTCTCCGTACATCCCTTCCCGTGGAAATAGCAGGTTAGTGTCCGACCAGGTGGTTCGGGAGATGTCGGGGATGATGTCGTGGTAGAGCCACCGGAAGGTTTCGTTGCGCTCGACCTGTTGACGGATCGACTTGATCTGCTTCGCTGCGTTCTGCGATGCAAAACTAGAGAGGAGGATCCGGTGTTCGGGGCCCGGTAGTCCACAGAAGTCTTTCTGGATCAGGATCCACAGGGGAAGGCTTTTGCTGCCAACAGTGCTCTTGTACGTGTCCCGCGGAATCAGGATCACCTTCCGCTGCTTCGGGACCTTCTGCATGAAGTCGCAGACGGAGCGGTGAGGAACGGCCTCAATCTTGTCCCACTTGAGAATGGCCGTTGCAAAGAAGTACAGTGACCGACGGCCATTCTCCCGGGTCAACTCGTAAATCTCATCAGCCCGACTGTCCGTCGGCAACTTAATGCCAAGGTTCTCCTGAAACGCCTTTTCCCGGGCGGATGTCGTCAGGATGTCCATGTCCGGCTTCTACGAGTCATGGGTGTTCAAGGGTATGGGTATTCAAGGGTATGGGTAGTCCCTGCAACCTACGAACCTTCGGCACGGGTGACAACAACGTCGATTGCAGGGGCGACATCAATCGTTGATCCGGGGAGGAGCCCTGCTTCTGCTGCCCGCCGAAAGAAGACTTCTGCGGCTTCGGCCGTCATGATGATTGGGCGGCGACCGTCATCCGCGACTTTCCTCTGCGGGGCGAATCCGGCCCTATCCAGCCAGTCTTGGCACAGGTCTGCCTCAAGCTTCGGATCGGCGATGGACTCAATGATTCTGTGAAGACGGTCCTGCATCTCAACAGCACCATCTCGAAATGTCGCAGAGACATCCTTTATCTCTTGCTGTGTGGCGAGGGGCAACGCCTCAAAGTTCTTCGTGAGGACCCAGTTTTCATACCTCTGGTACGTCGGGTCCTTGAGCCACCGGGTGACCGTGTTTACGTTGACACCGAGACGCTGCGCCACGGCGACGTTTGTTACTGTTGGAGAGTCTGCCCTGAACGAAGCCATGAGCTTCCACTCGGCACGAACGGGAACGTCATAAGCGTCAATCGGCAGAGCCATCTATCAATCTCACATCATTATATCACGACCGTCGGGATCACCTCAACGGATGGAAATGGGACCCATGACAGTCTTTGAAAGTCCAGTGCACGAACCCCGGTCGTTTGGGAAGAGCCCTAATATAAGGAGTTTTTTGTGGTTGTCCGGGGGTGGGGTAGGGTCTTCACTCTGTGTCAGCTGTGAGAGGAGAGA